TCAATCCAAAATTAAGATAATCCCAAGGAGTCTGCAACACATCAATCCTTCCTTTGTTTGCTGTTCCGTTCACATCATCGTTTAGTTTCCTCTTGATGATGTTGGCTTGCTCAAGTGATGGTTGCGCAGAGATTGAACCCACAACTTTAGGAGTTAATGCACCTTTTGCTCCACCATTGTACGCCATCATCGCAGATGCATCAGCAGCAGCGTTTGACATTCTAAGTGTCTTGTAAGATGCACGAAGTGGAGACAAACCTCTAAGATGCGTTCTCGTGCTTGCATCGAAATCTGGGTTCCATGTTTTCCACTGACATACCCTACTTTTCTCTATGTCAATGCCTTGGTCAACCATTAGTTTATATCCAAGGATGCCATATAGGTCATTTGGGTCAGGGTATATGTCAAGGAACTGTGTTGGCAGAACGAACATCTCCAATACCTTCGTTCCTGAAATTCCGGTGTTGCCATAGATGTTACCCTCACCACTTAGGAAATGATAACCAATTAGGTTCTCAAGGAATTGATCCTGTGCTTGAGATGGATTTGGTCTCTCAAGGAGTTTAGCAAGTGCGCCATCCATCACAATATTTTCGCTATAAGCATTTTTCCTCGCAAGGATGGCTTGCTCGTATGCACCTTGCCCTGCTTGCAATCCACGAGAGAGTTGCTTGTACCTCATTAGTGATGTCCTGGCTTTCTCACCATTGTTGAGTCGGTACACATACCAAGGGATACTCGCCGACTTTCGTGCAAGAAAGCTCACAATGGCATACACATCAGCATTGCCGAGGTAGCCATCCTTCACATAAGACTCTTGATTGTAGGTTTGTAAAACAGAATAATTTATACCTTGAAATGAAGGAGGAACATTTTGGTTCGGATTCAACCCCTTCTTCTTACCAAAAATATCAAATAGACCCATTTTTTTTATATTGCTCCCCAAGTTATCTTAGGGATTGTTAACTTGCTAAAAATGCTATATCTTAGGGCATCAAGTATGTGGTCACCAAACTTTACAGGTGAATCAAGTTTATTGCCGTTCCTATCGGTTTTCCACCGATAATTCTTCAATTCCTTTAGTAAATTTACACTATCTTGCTGAATAAACAAGGGAGTGCCTTTTATAGTACGAATCCCCTCAGTCACATCTTTATTTGCGTGCTTGGCATTAAACCCATTCCTTACCAACTCCTCAATGGTCTTTGGCTCGGCTGCATCGCAAAATATCTCATCGTTGGGGTCAATATTAAGAACCTTTAGCCTATCTACCAAATCATTTGTGGTCAACCTTGTTTCATAGAGCAATTCCTGGGCATAGACAGCACCCTCAACGAACATCACCTTGACCAATGCACTCGGCACGTTAAACCCAAAGTCAAGTCCATACACAACCTCTCCATCCTCAGGCATATGCTCTGTTGTCTTGTAGTGAGTATATATCAAATCTTGGCTCAATCCACGTTCACCAAGTCCATAAATCTGCCAGTAGTTAGGGTCGGCATCCTTTAGCCTTTCCAATTCGTCAACCAGTTCTTTAGGGAGGAATGGGTTGTCCCTAAAAGTAGTGATGTTAAAGTCAGCATCATCCCTTGGAATCACAGAATCATAAATCCAACTCGCCACATCAGAAGGATTGTAGTCAATCACTATCTTACCCTCAGTCCTCATGATCAACTGCATCCAAGCCTCATAAGACAGTTCATTTGCCTCATTGCAGAATAAGTACGTTCTTGCCCTACCCCTAATCTTTTGAGGTTGGTCTGCACTCACAAACTCAATCGTATTGCCGTTAAGGCTGTATATCTGCTCAGTCTTATTGTGGTTGTCCTCTGAATATATGTTAAGTTTTGTTAATATGTCTACAAAGTCTCTGAGAACAGAACCCTTAATGGATGGGAGTGATTGCCTTACAATAGTGAGAGTTTTGTTGTTTTCTTGAAGGAGTTTTACAATGAACCAAATAAGAATATTGTACGTTTTGCCTGAATTGTGAGAAATGATATTATCCTCAGTAACAAAGTAATTGTGAAACTCCTCTACCTCTATATCATAAACTGGTTCGTCTACCTCGTGGTATATAATTTCTTTTATATCATTAAAGTCTAAACAACGCTTTTCCAGCTTCTCCCCCTCAAAATATCCTTTATCGTGCAAGTCATTACCCCATACTTCTTCGCCAAATCCTTCGCCATTACCACATATGGCTTGTATTCCTTCCGTATAGCTTTTACAATACTCTCTGTAAGGATACTTTTCCCATTCTTTTCTCCATTGTTGAAGGTCTGCCTCCCTTGCTTCATCATGTGATCTATATTCTCTCTGAATGTCACCCACTCCAAATTCTCCGCACAATTGTTGGCTCTGTTGTTGTCTATATGGTTGACCTGTGGTTTGTTGTCCGGATTCGGCACAAATGTCTCTGCTATAATTCTGTGCATCTTCACAGTCTTGTAACTGCCATTTATCAGTATCATTGTCCTTAGATACCCATTCGCATCCTTCGCTGGCTTCATTATCCTCACTGAATCGTCTCCTTTTTTCATCTTGTACATAAGTGCCGATAACCTTCCAAGATTGCTCACTTGATACCTCCCACCCGAACCAATGACCTCTTTCCAGCATTCGTTTGGCAATGACATCTGCTTTAATATATCCATCTTCCTGCAAAAGTTTGTGTCCATATGTACAAGTGATTTTTTTGTTGTCACTTAGCACAAATGTAATTACTTTATGCCGAGAATGGTCAGTCTTGTATATGAACTTATCAACAACTTTTCTTAATACTGTGTTGTAATCATTGTCAATGCTATAAACAAGTTGACCTGGTTCAATATCTTTAATCTGCTTATATCCATCATTGCATTTTACAAGCGTTTCACCAGTAAAGCACCTTGATCCTCCTTGCATGACACTTATACGCTTAGTGCTTTCGTTGAGGATTTCGTAGATCTTATTAGTTTGTAAGGTAGCATTCATCTTATTAGTTTAATTGTAAGTCATAGTTGGGTCAACCAAAGGTAGTTGAGTTTGGAGCGAAAAAAAAAATTTGAGATGCATTTTTCGAATTGAAAAGTATGGGTGAGAAGGGGGGCATCGTATATATAAGATTTATAAAGGTTACTTAAACTACTATTATTCTTGGTCATTGATAGGGGCGCAAAATTTTTTTAATTCCTTTAAGTCCCCCCCATCGTGCCATGGTTATGGCGCATCCTTTCGTGTCAACCAGTGCAAAGTACGTTACCCTATAACTAATATTATGTTAAGTAGAGCGGTAAGTACTTATATATCAATACATTATAGATATATATAGTTATAATGTATTAATCCTCTGACTTATTGTCATCTATTTGCACTGTTCTATTATCCTGCAGCAATATATTTGGCTTGATGATCTCAATGGCGATCTGGTTTAAATTGCCCTCTATTTTGCTTTCTATCTTTTGGGTTGGTAGGCCAATGTAGTAGGCTGCGAATAGCTGTAAGGCTTTAATATCCCCCTCTTTAATCCTTTCATGCATCTTTATAAAGAAATCGTTTGCCATTGGATGCAGCTTTGTCATTAGTTCATCTTCAGCAAGTTTAGACTTTCGGCCAGCGTTTGCCCTGGCTCCGCCCCATTTACGCTTTTCTATTAGCTTGTCTAGTTTGTCGTCTGTCATAGTTGAATTTATCTTGAATTAACTCAGATGCGATTTTGTTAATTTTCAATCTTTTGCAACATTGTTGCATTTTTCTTTTTGCTGTATTATTTCCATATTATGTGTGAATCCCTTAGGATCGTCTACTTTCTCAAATATCTTAAACTTGATCCAGTCGCCAGGTTGATCATTAATGTATTGCACAAAGTCAGCTTTAAAGATATTTAGGTATAAACCATTTTCAGCTTTCTTAATATAAAATCCCTTTCTTTTCATTACATAAAATTAAATACAAATTTCATAAAGTATTGATATTTATTTGTTTACATATCATTGAAATAAATATTTAAAAATAATGATATAAAAATGTTGTAATATTGGTATTAATAACATATCTTTGATATATCAATTCAAACAAACAAAAACAAATAAACATGAAACAGTTTACAATCATTGCAATCATTTTCGCCGGTATTGTTCTTTTTAACCTTAGCGCATGGAACTTAATCTAATTTATAACAATTTAAAAAACAACAACATGAAAAAAGTATTTTCAAGCCACGCCAGCTTATCACATGCATGGGCTAACCAAACACACGAAATTGGAAAAGCTAGCGCCATGTTTTTCGAGGGGCCAGTTATTTATTCTTATGGCTATCATTACGAAATTGCACGTTTTATTGACGCCCCAAACGGTGAAAAGGTTTGTTTTATCAATTCAAACGGATATAGCAATTCCACCGGTAAACATACTAACCACGTTAGCCGCGCAATACCCGGAAACATAATTAAATTTCACGTTCCTTTCATAATTGATGGTGGGTATTGGCATAAAAATCAAACAGTTAAAATTGATTATTTACCTGCTATCATTGCTAAAATGATGCTAAATATTGATAGTTTAATAGAAAAGCAATTAAACGCAAGATCAAATTTTCATTATTTTAATACAATATATTCAATATATAATCATGTATTAAATATTTGCGAATTATTCAACATTGAAAAGCCAGTTTTGCCTGTTAATTGGTTTGAAGCTGAAACAAAGGCTAATTTTTTACGCAATACAGAACAAGATAGACAAAAAGCAAAACAACAAAAAGAACTTGAAAAGTCTATTGAATTGCTTGAAAAGTGGCAAAGGCATGAATTTAACGGCCAATTATACAATATCCCTGTTCATTTGCGTATCTCAAAAGACGGCCAATTGATTGAGACTACAAAAGGCGCAAAGGTTGAATTTTCAAAGGCTGTTGAATTATACAACAGACTAAAAAGAAACGAAAACGTAAACGGCTATAAAATTGACGGATTTACTGTTCTTGAAAACAATAGCGAAGCTGTTAAAATTGGATGCCATGTTATAAATTGGCCTATCATCAATAAATTTTTTAATGATGAAAATCAATAAAGACTTATTGCGCCTAATTATAGCGCTTATTATTGCCGGCCTAATTATTGGACAGCTTCAGGATCAATACAGTTTATAAACAATAAAAAACAAATAAAATGAAAACAATTGAAATTCAAATTTACAGTTTTGATGAACTTACAAAAGATGCAAAAGATAATGCTATTGAGCAAATTAGACAAAGGCGTTACAATGATTATGACTTAATACATTGGATTATTGACGACTGTTATCTACTTGAGCCTGCACATGATGAATTGGTAAATTTATGCGGCTTAGAATATGATAAACTAAGTACGCCAATATTTAAAAATAGCCGCGAATTGTATTTTGATTTTGAGCGAAACAGGCATATTGACGCATCAAATGCCATTGAAATAACAAATGAAAAAATGTTTTTTCAGTGGCTTGAAATACCTGATAATATTCATGAAAAGGTATATTTTACTATAAAAAATACAAATTCAAGGTATCCTGATACTTTTATATCATTTGAAGAAAATGAATGCGATTATGAATTTACAGATGAAGAAATTAAAATTTTAGAAAAAGCAAATGATAAATTTTCAAACCACATGGAAACTGTATTAAATAGAATTGAATCATCTTATGAATATTATTTTACTGATGAATCAATAATTGAAGATATTATATGTAATGATTATGAATTTACTGAATATGGAAATATTTATTAAAAAGGTTAACTGATGATGGCTTTAATAGCCGAAATATGGCCCTAAAAAGCCATATATTAACCAAAAAATACATTTTATGCAAACAGTAACTTTTGACAATCTTAAAATTGAAAAATGCACAGATGAATCATTTTACATATCAATTGGCGAATTGGTCGTTTATATTGATATATCAACTGGTGAAAACCATGTCACAGCATGGGTTGAATCTAAAATGTTATTGACAGCAGTAAACGTAATTTAAGGCCCTAAAAAGGCCTTTTTTTTGCTTAAAATTATACAATTATGGAAAATTACGAAAACCTCTACAATTGGATAAATTCCAATTATTCAGCCCTACAAATATCCTATATTAACTACCACAATAGAGAGAATATAAATTTTACGCTCTACTGTATTGCTATGTTTGTCAAGCATCAAAGCCTTTTTTCATAACATCAACAGCACAGCCTAAATTTTTAATCTGTTCAATTACTTGTTGGCTATCCTTTTCACAGGGTATGGCCACCATTATAATTGTAGGTATTAGATATTTTTCTTTTATGCATGAATTGACTTGATCAATGAATTGGCAAGTCATTTCATCCCCTATACTTATCATGTCTTTAACCTTATTAATCCCATGTATTACAGTTGTATGGTCTGACCCAAAAAATGAGCCAATTTCAGTCAATTTAAGCCCCATATTTTGCCTGGCAATGTAATAGTAAGCATGACGGCATAAAACCAAGCCACGCGCTCTATTTTGCCCTCTAATTTCATTCTCAGGTACACCACTAACAAAAGCAATAACAGAAAGTAAATTTTCTTTAGTTAACATATTTATTTATTTAAAATGTATAGTATAGTACCTTGTATAACATAGTACCCTTTCTTTTATCTTTAATGAACCTTTTATTATCAAAGAATATATATCTTATTAAGTAACCATGTATATACCAAAAACCCCAAAAACTCCCAACGCCCAAAAACCCCACAAAAATCCCTAACCAAATGGTAGACAAAAATCCCACAAAAATCCCTGGCAAAAACCCCACCAAAAATCCCCACCCAACTTGTAGACAAAAACTTCTGTGAACGAAGTGAACAGAACCCTGGGTACACGATTACACGATATTTTCATCTTTCCTTCTTTCTCTATATATATAAGAATCCAAAAAAAAAACAGATATACCCTAAAAAATAGAAAAAATCGTGTAAATCGCGTATCCGAATTGATTATCAACCACTTAGCTACCCAAAATCGTGTAAAAATCGCGTACCAATGACGTTCCCGACCAAAAATGACGTACCCAATTTATATGTCATATTAAAATAAATCATCATATGTTTTTTTTTCGCTATTAAAGTTATACATCTTTTTTCCTCCAGCACTTTTTTCTCGCTTATTTAGGTACGCGATATTTAAAATGGTACACGATTCTTCAATTCCTTTGGTGAACCTTTTTACGCTATAATCCTTCTTATCAAACCCACTCATTGTCATAAAATCGTTATATAATTGCTCTAACTTTATCCACCCACATTGCTCCTCCAAAATCCCCAAAAAGTATTCCAAAAACTCCTCTCCAAACTGCACTCTGATCTGTTTCCTTTTAATTTTCTCAGACGATGCCACTTCTAATACCCCAAACTCAAGGTATCCTTGCACGCAATCAAACATCAAATTATAGAACCTATTCCACTCATCTTTGTCCCAATCATCAAACAATTTGTGTCCAAACTCATCTTCTGGTGTCCGCTTCGGCCCAAAATATCCGCTAAATTCCAACACCTTCTGCCTTCTTTTAGCGTGGTTGCCCGAATTAGGGATGGTATAGTTAGTGGTGAACATCACCTTTGGTGAGTCAGAGTAAGGTATAAACAACTCATCTTTGTTCTTCTTCTCTACGGTAATGCCTTCAGTTATAATCGAGTAAAAACCCTCAAAATCCACATTCCTCCTTGTATCCTCAATGGCAAGTATCCTTGTATCGAGGTCAACCCTTTGAAAGGCGAATGACTTGTCGAATTTGAAGTTCTTACCATCCACTCGAACAATATTCAAAAGGTAACCCAATGCCTTCACAAATATCCCCTTCCCAGTGCCTCCTCCATTGGCTTCCTTCTCTGTTTCTTCGGCGAGAATGACTGAGAATGGGCGAGATGGGTCTTTATAATTGTGCAATAAATAGCCTATCAAACCCAAGGCATAGATGTACCGATCCTTGTCTGAGTCACTAATCTTCTCAATAAACCTAAAGTATTCTATCTTTTCTAACTCAATATCTTGGTCAATGATGACAAAATGGTCAATTACTTGCGATTTCCAAACAACTTTTCCGAGTTCACCATAGCTTTTTAGTTCAATCCGCTCTTTCCCAACCACAACAACCCCATTCTTAAACGGAAAAAACCCTTCATTCTTAGTATCCTTTAGAAAAGACAAATCTGCTCTCTCAAAGAACTCAAAAAAAGCATCCGAAAACAGAACAGTAGCCCCCTTATAAATCAACTCAAGTAAGTCTTGAGGTGTGACCCCTCCATCAAACGAGTCAGGTAACTTATCCACATAATCCTTGATAAACCTTTTAATTTGCTCCGTACTCGCCTCCTCAACAAACCCATCTTTAACCCTAACAAGCCTGTAAATGGTTGACCCACTATCGTAGAAATAAAGCCTAAACCCACCAACTGTGGTGAGAAATACTTGCAACTTATACCTGTTGACCGATGCCTTCCCTTTGTCATCAACATCCCAGAACGTGCAAATCTCCTCTCCCCACCGAGCATCGAGTTCATCAACCATCACCTTGGCATCATCCAAACTCTTGTTGTGCTTCTTGACAAGCAGAGTGACCATATCATCCTTACTTGCCCCATCATTCTTCTTGGAAAACAACTCCCTTTCTACCCTATCACCGAAGGATGTTTTTTTTTCTCCGAATCCTTGATCAAGCAACTGCCTTGCTGCCATCTTAAAGTCTCCTCCACATTCCAATATCGCAAACACAGCAGCCAACTTATAACCCTTTTGCACCAAAAATGGGGTATTGACCGAAAAAACGCTGAAAAGTGAAAGTTCTTTGTTCCATGATCCACTATGCTCTGCCTCCGACCCTGGTCGTAAAAAGTAAATCCTCTCACTATTCTCCTTTACAACCCTCCATCCATGCCTACCCATCAGTTCAACTATATCTCCTCTGCGATTATAGTCATCAAACGGACTAACCCCATAATCTTTGGTTGACGGCCTTTGGTGTGCCTCAATGATCGCCTCCTCAAAGATTTCATTAAATGAGCGCATTATCTCAAACAACACCTCACGTTCATCCAATGATATAATGTTAATACCTTCCTGTTCGATTTCGTAGCCCGAAGTAGGCGGAGCAACCACATATCCTGCTTCTCCCCTTGTCTCAATAATGCAATAAGATTTGATCGAAGGATTATTTTTCGATTCTTCCAATGTCGGTAGTCTTTGTGCGAGTTTCTGATTCTTTTCAATCGCCTCGCATTTATAGATGAGGTGTTTGCCATTACTTCTTGTTTTTACGATGTGCAACTTCTTGTACAAGTCTGGTGGAATAGCTGATTGAATCGCCTCCCATAGGTCATATGTCTCATACTTTGTATCTATGTCAATGACCTCAAGGTTGCCACTCACCGCTCCACAAATAATAGCCACTCCTTTTGCCCTATTATCTGCCATTTGACGGCTTAATTCCTCCTCCTTTATCATTTCCTCTTGGTAGACCTTCCAAGGGAAAATAGCCTGCTTATTTTCATTTACAGCGATAGTATTGATGCCGAGTTGTAAATAGTTCATTTAAGTTGTTTTAATTAGTGCAAAATCCAGATGAGCAACCAGCACCAGTGCCAAAGTCAAATTCGGACTGCAATGGTAGGTTTTTTATCTGATCATAGCTCATTTCCTTTTTCCATTTCTTGCTTTCCCCCTCCTGGTCAGCAAACCATTTCATCTTTTTCTCATTGTCATCCCAATTTTTACGCAGTTGCTGAAGAGGTTTGTGAAAGCAACCAACACAATTTGAGTCACTTGGGAACTTTAAACCGCTTTGAGTTGCCCATTTTACTACTCTTGGATGGATAATTTTATCTTCAATAAGTGGAAATGATGCCTCTCTCCATTCAATTTCTTCCCATTTATTGCGTGTACCTCTTTTACCGACTATACCTTTGAATGAGTTTCTAATATTGTCGGCACGTTCCATCTCATCATATCTTATGCCTATGTTCATAAGAACCTTTTCATTTATATTTTTGAACCACCAGTCAAATATTGGTCTCATTTTTAGTTCAGTTGTGCAAAATCTCCACATCATATTTGGTAGACCATTACCTCCTGTTGCTTTTCTATTTACTACCTCAAAACTATTTCCTGCAACCCAAGTGATTTCTTTTCCTATTAATTGCTCAAGGTCACGCATCGCATATAGTGTCGCATCATCTTCAGCAGTAGCAATAAACTCTTTACCAATCTTATCGCTTACATATTTTATAAGTTCCTTGCCTAATGGTTGACAATTTGCATCTTCAATTGTAACAAGGGCAAATATGTTGTAATCAGCAGGATAATGCACCGCCATGTAAGATGATGTCTTGCCTCCGCTAAGTGAATTAATTATTTTCATTATTGTAGTTTATAGCAAAATACATCCACATCGCTAACATCCCTAACCACACGAGCAAAGATGCCCATGTTGTTCAGCTTGTCAATCATGTATTGTTGCAGTTCAGACACAACCCCCTTGTCAGTCTTAACCTCAAGCATTATGACTGTTCCTTTGCGTATAGCCATCAAGTCGCAAATCCCAGGTGTTGAAGTGCTGATCAGCTTTGTCACAAACCACCCATTATCTTTTAATCGCTTAACTATTTTTGTCTGGAGTGTTGATTCTTTCATTTTATCTTACTTTTATCTGGGTTTGTTCCTTTGTCATTAAACTTAACGTACTCATAGCTTGGGTAAAACTCATCAAAAAGTTCCTCTGATGCCCAAATGCCTTGTTGCATTTCAAATAACCATTGCCCATCTGCTATTTTCCACCGAGCATTTTTCCTTAATTGGTTGCCTTGGATGTACTCAGTAATTGAGTTAGTCTTTTTTTGATGCATTGTGTTGTAGTTTTAAGTGTATAAAATGTGTGTAAGGCGATAAAAATAATGATAAAAATGGGAATAGATACGATGAAGAAATAAAATACCATTAGGATATAAAAGAATGTTTTCATATATTAAAATCCTTTTTAAAGTGATAAGTGGTGTAGTCTTTCTTGTTCATCACAGCTTCATATATCTTGTCCTCAATGCCATTCTTGCTGAAAATCCAATAAATATTTGCTTCTTTGACCCTATCCTTTGTTTGGATTCTTGCCCTTGCCTGCCAATACGAAACGGCCGAAAAGTCAATATTTAGGAACACAAGTGCATCAGCAGTTGAGATGTTGACCCCTTCACGACCACTTTGGATTTGTGATATGAACACAAAATTGGTTGACTCATTGAACACAGTAGCCTCGTTTGTCAAGTTTTCTGAGCCAAAAACATACCTAATTGCCATCTCCTCTGCAATAAACTTATAATATATGGCAATCTTTTGACCTACAAACTTGTCCTTAATATATTGCACTTTATTATAGTCAACAATCTTTGCCATTCGTTCCGGCTCATCAACAATGACTGTTCCACTATAAATCTGGTGTAGCTTCTGCATCAACTTGACAGCCGTATCCCCAAGCACAATTTGCCCTTCTTTGTTCCTTACCACTTTATCAATCCTAAGCCTATTTGCAAGTGTATAGGTTGACTCAAGCATCTCAACGTGGTGGATGTGTTCGTTGACAAGTGACTCGAAGCCTGCTTGCTCTTGTGTAAATGTGAGAAACAAATGACCACAACCTTGCATCACAGCTTTCTGGTCAGCGGAGTCGTAGTTGTTGAAGGACTGACCATTTATTTTCATCTTCTTTATAGTCACAAATTGTTGCGCCCATTTGTAGAAGTTAGGATAGTGGTCAAATGGAGAGTAACTGCTCACCCAAAACTGATGGTAAAGCTGAGAGAACGACTCAGGGTTTGGTGTACCACTTAGGTAAATTATAGGCTTTCCAAAGCAGATGCGTTTCAACTCCTTTGCTCTGCCAGATGGCACCGGAAAGGCAGCCAAGCTATGCGCCTCATCGATAATGATCAAGTCAAAAGTCTCATGCACATTGCCAAGTTGCTCATAATTGGTGACATAAATCCCCATCTCAATTGCACTCCCACTAAATTGGTTGACAATGTCACAAATGGCTTTCTTCTTGGTAACGAATAGAACTGACTTAGCACCAAACTTATAAGCCGTTGCCATAGCAGTAAGAGTCTTGCCTGTTCTTACTTGCATTGCGAGGTAAGCAATTCTATACTTATTTAGTAGACTAACTGCCTTATCACTTATCTCCTCCTGGTAATCCCTTAATCTCAAGGTGCTTTTCATTATAATAGTTTTGTGCGACACTTATTTTCCAATCTCCTGTGTGACCATCTTCATCGAGGCCGTAGATGACGGCATCTTGGATTTGTTGCATTTCCATTTTTAAATACTTCGCAAAGTCAATACGAGTGCCATTTTGCACCAAGTCATCCATTAATGCTTTTACTGCTGATTGCATTGTTCTTCATTTTGAGGTAAGATAATAGACCTAACATACCCAAGCATTCTGAACTGCTCAACTTGTTCTTGTAGGTGTTGGACTGCTTCGCCAGAGTAGATCATGGCATCGATAAGTTCTCCTAAGAGTTTGTGCCTTTCGTTGATGTTGAGGTCACCCCATTTAGGCAATTGCATTTCGGACATAGTGATTGTTTTTTTAAAGTGATAGTGTATAAAGATTTGCAGAGTCTACATTTAATCCAACTCGGCGTCATGTTGCGTTTCATCTTCTTCGTAATAGTTGCCATAAGTTTCAAGTTGCCATTTTTCATAAGGAGACAAATATTGCTTCTCCATTTCTTTTGCTTCTGCTATGTCATTTTGAGAAAGATAACCTTGCCTGTGGTGGTATCTGATTGCCAACCATTCAACTGGTGTTTGTTTTTTCATTGTGTTTATTTCATTATTATTTCAATTGTCTTTCCTTTAAGAATATCATCAAGCAGTCCATCAAGTTCCTCACGTTGGTCAGGGTTGAGTAGTGCTAATTTCTCAGTCAGTGAGTCATAAGAAAAAGCATCAGATGCTATCTCTTTTCTCATTCCTTCCCTCACCTCATCTCCAAAGTGAGGGTAAGTTACAACATCTCTAAGTATCCAATTTAGCTTTAACGAATAATTGGCAAATATTGTCGCTCCACGAGTTCCAGGGTTTTGCCTCGCAAAGTCCTTTGCATACTCATCAGCTAACTTCAAATGATGGATACATGATACAACTGAACTACCCATTGATGTCTTTTTTCATACGTTCTAAATAAAGGATGGCATCCATTAACTCCTCTTGCAAATGATTCATCCAATCAACCACATCAAGGTCATTTCTCTCCAAGGTTGACCCATACTTTGTGATGCCTCTTTGAGACCTTTCGTTGAACTTCTGAACCACTTGCTCTACAATTTTATCCTTCATTCTTCTGATGTGTTATTTGGTATGATGTGCGCTTTGGTTTGATATCATCATTGATTGACTTCCATAGTTTAAGTGTTGTTTGGAATGTATCCCAATCCTTTGCGTTTTCCTCAAGTGTTCTGGTGAGCAATTGCCAACCCACTCCTTGAATCGCACCGCCTTTTCCTGCTGTCCTTGTCTTGGCATTTAGCCAAAGGATAGCCACCCCTTCAACCTCGTAATTGTACTCAAGTAGGAGTTGGTTGTAGGCTGCGAGTTGCAACCAATACGACTCGTGCATATTGTTGGATGTCTTAATGTCAACAAGGTACTCTTTGCCATTTATTTCAAGCACTCTGTCAACTGTGCCTGCGAATCCAAGGATATCACTTGAGAAGTGCATCTCCATCATTCGCATTCTTGGACTCTGTGTATTGCAGAAATCAACATACCTCTCGAACATCGCCCACTCAAGCATTTTGTACTTAGGCTTTCCGTATTGGTTGACAAATGTCACCTCTTGGTGTTGGTCGTATTGCTCAGTCAGTTCATGGACAAGTGACCCTCTGCGACCTGCCTCATCCCTAATGGTGTCAGCATCTTGACCCACATCCTTGAGCCATTTAAAGAAGGCTGCATCCTTTGGGTATGCCTCTAAAATTGTGGTGACTGATGGGACATAGTTGCCATTCTCTGTTGCATAGAACCGATTGTCCACGAACTCAATACGGCCTTTGTTAATGTCAATGTTGAAATTTTGCATATAGTATTTGTTTAAAAGTGAGGACAAGGTATGGGATTCGAACCCATATCCAGTTGCATTATTAAGTGATACTATCACCGCAACTACGCTACCCAAGTCGGTATTTATTCCCGATTACGCCAACCTTGTCAATTAACTAAAAAGGAACTTCATTAGATTCTTCTGCCTTAGCAGGAGTTACTGCACCAAATAATCCTTTGGCATAGTTCTCAAGGAACTCCATCCTATCACTATCATCCCAAGTATCCTTTCCTTTTACTTTGATCTTAACCAGGTCAGGCATCCCATTTGGATTATCCTTTGTGAATGCCCATTTGAGACCACCACCATTTTGGCTCAAAAAGCATACACTTTTCTTTTTATCGCCCTCGATGGTCAACTTGGGTGTAATTACTACCCTTGTTGATAGGTTTACATTTGGCAGAGTCTTGAGGAAAGATGCAGAGTAACCAGATGAGAAGTTCATCTCAAGCTGATAGTTCACACCATTTGACTCGACTTGTACGACAAGGAACTTGCCATAGTCGCTTTCCTTTGTGCCTACCCCTGTGATTGTTCCCTCAAGAGAGTCGTAAAACATCTCATACACTTCACGACCTGCCTTGTTGATGCGAGAAACCGCACCTTCTGTTTTCTCTTTGAAACTCCTCACGAGTTTACCATTGCTAATGCTTAAAAACACTTTTGATCCGCCTTGACTGTTAGTTAGTCCCATTTTGTTTTGTTTTATTGTTTAAAAATTCTTGCTTCATTTGGTAACTCTTGAGTATCTCTGCCATCCTATCATTGTACACCATTTGGTCAACAGTTTGGCTGTACTTATACTCAAAGTCCTCAATCTTGTACCTAATGGCTTCTGCGCTTGCGTTTGACATATAGTAGATGTCGAGTGTGAGTGAGTTGTACTCATCCCAAAACGCTGAGGGTATCTGGTATAAGGTTCTGCGTTGTACCATTTCTTTATTGGATACTTTGTCATATTTAATCATTGCAACACCAACCAAGCTACAAGCTATTAGTAGAAGGCATAGATACAGCATCTTCCAATGTGTTTAAAGTGTTGACCAATTTGATGTAAGTTGATTGCCTCATCTTACCAGAGTTTTCTGCTCTGTTAACCGTTACTGTGGTGACACCACTTAGGTATGCCAACTTTTCTTGGGTAATCCCCTTTTGTTTTCGTAGTTCTCTAATTTCTTTCATTGCGATTTGTTTTTGTTTATAAAGCAAAGATATATAGGATTTATATACAAAACACAAATAAGATATATATTTTTTTTAATAATATGAAAAAACCCCCCTTATAGACATAAGAGGGGAGAAAACAATCATCGAACCCAAACTGCTATTCGTTAAATAATGCCTGGTGCATGGATTTTACGGAAAATTCAAGCATCTCGAAGCACATTTTTCTTAAACTTTCTACCCTTTTCACTTCACTCTTAGTCATAGGGTTAGCACTCTCAAGCATTGTCAATACCTCAACTGATGCGTGTATGTATTCTGAATATGTAATTTCTTCTATAAACTCCTCAACCTCCTCCTCCTCATCTCCTAAAACGAGGTCATCTTCCATATTACAAAACTTTACCGTTGTGAATACGTTTGTTTCTTACTTCAAATTCTTGTCCATCAATGTCAACTATTGCAAACCCATGATTCCATTTGTTGATGGGTAGGTATGCTGGGTGTAATTCACATAAACAACCAAGAGACCAGGTAGTTGTAATTTGACCATTCATATTACTCTCGGTATGCTCTGAGGTCTGGTGATTATGGCCTTGCATAGCACTAACCTTACCCCTCAAAAATAGACCCCTTGCAATATTCACAGGACTAAATACTGATCCACCAAACTCGTGACCATGAATGATATTAAGATCGCCAGCTTTCATTATACGCTTGTCCTTAATTATCTCAATTCCTTCTGCTCTTGCTTTGATAATATTCTCCAACTCAAACTCCTCCACTCCAACAATTTCATGTGCCTTCATCCAAAGAAAATGGAAATACCTTTCCTCATGGTTTCCGACCTTAAAATAAATCTTGGCATTGAATGTTTTTTTAAGGATGTCCATGAACTCCTTAAAGGTCTTTAGTTCATGTGCAAATGACCTCGCCTTTGGGTCTTTAGCAAATCTGCTCAATCCGAAGAAGTCAAGTGTATCTCCATTTAAAAGAATAGCATCAGGTTTCTCTTTTTTTGCATAATCGAATGTGCAAGTCAGAGAATCAATGTTATGGTATGGTATATGGATGTCGGAAAGAACCAACAAACGCTTCGCTTTTAGTTCATAAGGTTGGTATATTGCCTCATCTGATTCGGGAAGGTTGTATGGATTCTTTGGTCTTTCGGGCATTTGTTTTCTTATTTTAACTCGGTTTTGTGTCTTTCCTTCAATGCCTCTTAGCATTGAACGTGCATTGTCAAGGTTTGAAAATAGCAATGGATTCTCTTTGTAGACAATTCTTGCCAGTTTCAAGGTAGGCATATCCCATCCATACTTCTCACGATAATCGGCACAAAGTTGTGCTTTGTTCATTTGAAATATAGATTTGCTTCCGCTTCCCTTCTGCGTGTAAGACCTGCAAGTACCTTGCCGTTTGCCTTGTTCCACTTTAGGAACTCTGCCCTTATTGTTGCATCATTGTTATTAGCGATAACCTTTTTAAGCAAGGTTGATTTTTGTAAGTTGACTACTCCGCAATTATATGCAAATGATACCAATGCTCCGAATTGGTTAGGAGTTATATGCGATGGCACTAATTTTGCCACTTTAGAAGCAAACTCATCAGCAATTAATTCAAACAATTTATTTGCTTTGTCTTGAGTAATTGCATGACCTGGGAGAACTGGTGAACCATCTTCGTAGAATGTATTGCCGTACCCAATAGTCCATTTTTTAGCAGAGCATTGGTAGGCTTTTAGTTTACATCCCTCAAACTCTTTAATAAGGTCTGCACCTTCTTTGTTAAGTTTCATAACTTGGATTTAATGTACAAACTACCTGCAACTACTACAATGATAAAAAACAACCAAAATTGCCTTCTTTTTGCCTTTCCTTTCCATTCTATCACCTCATTACTTAAACGTGCTGAATCGGTCTGTAATAACCTCACACGAGCATTGTCTACAATGTATGACTTCAACGTATCATGAATGGATATTGATTTGACAATATCTCTTGTTTTCCACTTGGTAACGTAAACAAATTCGTTTACTTTTTGGGTATCAATTTGAATATCTACGTTTATTATCGTATCTATCTCAACCAATGTATCTGACTTTGTTATGAAGGTAGTATCATTTGCACACCAACCACTTCTAACCACTACCTCTGCAACTTGTGCCAATTTTTCCGTATCTCGTAAAACCTGCTTAACAGGGTTGCACGAAACAAGTAAAAGCAATAAAAGACTAATTTTTGTTTTCATCTTTCTTGAATATTTTCTCAGCTGATGTCAACCCCAAACAACCAAACGCAAGTGCGGACACCGAGTAAACCAATGCCTCTGATGGTTCAGTTTCATGGAAGGAATTATGGTACATTGTAACGCAAAGGATGGCAACGCAAAGAAAACCGCAAAGTCGCTTCATGGATAATCTGCCGTTTTCCTCACAAAAGAACTGCTTCATTTTTTATTATTTATGAAATATTTCCAATGGAAATGTACTGCCCAGGAAAACAATAATGCCAAACCTATATTTAAAAGTATTTCGGTTATTGGTGGATGAGATAATGTAAGTACATTAAACAATGAACCACACGCCGTTGCTGAAAGTGCTACCCTTATGAATAGTTTTTCGTATATGCTTAATGCGTTGACTTTTTTATTATTACTGCCAAATAAGGCAATTATGAAAAAAATAACTGTTATTGTTATTGCAATATTTGCAATTGCGTTTATAATTATTTCCATCACTTTGTTTTTTTGGTAGTTAATTTATTTAATAGATTTTCACCAGCAACCTCTACCAACTTCAAACCAAGGAAACCAATGATGAATGCTAACCCATTTTGCAATTTAGTATTGCCCATATTGGTCATCTCAATGATTACCGGTGTCAAGTAGTTTGCCGATGCCATCCCACAAATAATTGATAAAATGGTTTGTTTGATATTGTTTGCTGATGTTTTTGACACCATCAAGATTGCACCAAATAATCCACTAATTAGGAATCCAACCTCTATACCGATTTCTTTTAAATTCATTACCCTTTGATTTCTTTGTATAACCTATAAACGTTGTACACTATAGTCGATATTCCTGCAATAATAGCAACAACCACACCGACCTCGGATAAGGCAATATCTGCCCATACCTTAATCAGTATGGTTGCTACACACATTCCAATAGATTTGCTATCCATTCTCGTTGTTCTGCTTTTGAATTTCTTCGCCGATCTTAGCGTTAGTCTCTTGTAGTTGCTTTTGCAAATACTCAATCTGAGCGAGGATGTCGTAGGCTTGTGCTTTGAGTTCTGTCAAGTTCATAGTATTTATTTTTTACAAATTTATATATTATTTCTCATCCAAGGCAAAGGAAGCGATACTTCTTTTGGGTTCTTTTGGTTCTCAATCTGCCCATCAAGTGATGCATCAATTGCCACCACATCAAGTGCGTTCTCCAACCATCCCTCTACCTGTGCCTGTGTCAAGTCAGCGTATGGGGTGAAGTTGTCTGGTGATGGGGAAGGGATGCTTTGAGCACCATAGGTCTCAGCGAACCAAGTCTTGTCTCCATCAATCTGCTCTGCTTGTCGCCTCCAATGTACGGTGAACACCACATCAGTTAGGTTGTCAGGAGTTGTAGGGTACTCGTTCATTTGCGAAATGACCCATTTGTAAGTCGTTGTTGCCATTTTTATTTGTTTTTATTACATTATTAAATAAGTAAAACTAAATGTATAACCTAAAGTTGATGTTGTGTTTGGATAAGAATCTAAATAAACTACACTTGTGCCAAATGCACCTGCTTGTATAGCACAAACATTGTTTGTAGCAGATGCCCCACCACCTCCACC